CTTTGCGCCGGCTCCTCTGGTTGCGCAGGCGGCATCCGCGGCAATGTCAGCAGTCTCGGCGCAGCCGCCAATTGAAGATGATCCGGATGCGGTTTCGGATGGTGACGTCAGTTCCCGCCCGATGTCGGTGACGCGAGACCTCGATGAATTTGGCGATCGCGATTACGATTTTTAAGGATAGCCCGTGACCACGACCAGTTGGACCGCAGCAGATCTCGTCGCCATCGAGGCGGCGATTGCAACAGGTGCGAAGCGGGTGCGCTTCCAGACCCATGAGGTCGAGTATCACTCGGTCAAGGAACTTCTGATCGCACGCGATGCAATCCGTGACGCACTGACTCCGCCCGAAACCGGCAGCAACGTGATGTTTGCCCAATACGATAGTGGCTACTGATGAACCTGCTGGACAAATTCGTTTCGGTATTCAGCCCGGAATCGGGTGTGCGGCGTGCTGCTGCACGGACGGTTCTTGATCAATATCGCGAGCGCGACTACGCCGCCGCGCAGGCGGGCCGCCGCAATCGCTCATGGCGGGCGCGCGCCACCTCGGCGAATGTCGAAGTTGGCGGTGCGCTCTCCACGCTTCGCAACCGGGCGCGTGCCTTCGTCCGTGACAAGTGGATGGGGACACGCATTCTCGACGTGCTTGCCTCGCACGTTGTCGGAACCGGCATCCTTGTCGTTGCCGATACAGGCAGCGACCGCGCCGACAAGGCTTTCAATTCCGCCTTCGGGGAATGGCAGGAAATCTGCGATGTCGAAGGGGTAATGAATTTCGGCGCGCACCAGGCGCTCGCAGTTCGATCGATGGTCGAGGGTGGCGACTGCGTCACGCGAATGATCGACCTCACCATGGGCGAGGCAGACGGCACGGTGCCATTCCGACTGCAGGGACTTGAGGGCGACAGCATCGATACCTCCCGTGATCGTTTTGCGGGGAGCAATGTTCGCCTCGGCGTCGAGTTGGGGGAATGGGGCCGGCGCAAAGGCCTTTGGCTTTTCCGGGAACATCCCGGCGAATCTTACGCCTCTGCCGTTGAAGGGTCGGGACTCGTCGACTGGGGTGACGTCTGTCACCTCTATCGTCATCTGCGTTTCGGACAGGTTCGCGGTATCAGCTGGTTTGCACCGATCCTGCTGACGGCAAACGAGATCCAAGACCTGATGGAAGCGGCCATCGTCCAGGCCCGCACGCAGGCAAGTTTTGCCGGCTTCATCAAGCGCCAGCCCGGCGGCATGAATGTGCTTGCTGCGAGCAAGGACGATAAAGGGCAAAAGATCACGAAGATCGAACCCGGCATGATCGCCGATATCGGCGAGGCCGATATCGCCTTTGCAAACCCTTCATCGCAATCTGCCTTTGCCGAGACCTATATCGCCGGGATGCAGGCCATGGCCGCCGGCGCCGGCCTCACCTATGACCAACTGACCGGCGATCTGCGGCAGGCAAACTATTCTAGTCTTCGGGCCGGCAAGATCGAGTTCCGTCGGCTCGTCGAGCAGATGCAGTGGCACATCATCGGGCCGCGCTTGTGTATGCCGGTCGCGCGTCGGTTTGCCGACAGAGCCGTTCTCTCGGGTCGCATACCTCGGCGGAAAGATGGCTATCAGTTCCGACTGGTGATGCCGGCGGTCGAGCCCATCGATCCGAAGAAGGATCTGGAAGCCGATATTCTGGCGGTTCGATCCGGCCGATTGTCACCGCAAGACTTCGTATCCGCCTGGGGCAACGACTGGCGGACGGTGGTTGCGGATTTCCAGTCCTTCTTCGCCTTCACCGACCAGAACGGGATCGTGCTCGATATCGATCCGCGGCGACCACAGAACGGGCAGGCGCCCCGAAACGACCAGCCACCGCAAGAGTGAGGCCACCATCATGAGCAATGTTATTCAGCTCCCGAAGCTCATTCGGGATGCGGAAGTGCGTTCGGCTTCGTTCGACGAAGCGGCGAACACGGTCGATGTCATCTGGACCACGGGCGCGACCTTCCGCCGCGTCTCCTGGGTCGATGGGGAATTCGACGAGGAGCTGGTCGTCAACTCGAAGAGTGTCCGGCTCGGTCGTTTGAACGGCGGTGCGCCGTTTCTCGACACACACTCCAAGTATAGCCTTGACGATGTGATCGGCTCGGTTGTCCGTGGATCGGCAAAGATCGAGAACGGCATCGGCGTTGCGAAGGTGTTGCTTTCGAAGGCGGCGGGCGCTTCGGATCGTGTTGCAAAGATCGTCGAAGGCGTCGTGTCGAACATCTCGGTCGGCTACCGCATTCACGCCGTCGAAAAGAAAGAGCGGGCCGGCCAGATCCCGATCCATCGGGTGATTGATTGGGAACCGTGGGAAATTTCTGCTGTCCCGATCCCTGCGGATGCCGGCGCGCAGGTTCGTGCTGGCGGTGAAGCTTCCGAAACATTTGCCTGCCGCGTCATCGGTGGCGCGGCTGATGCGAGCGAGATCGTGCGCATCCGTATGCGCATGGCTGCGGCTCAAAACCGATTGGCGCGCTAGCGATCCCGCACCGCCATCTGCCCCATCTTCAGCCGTCAGGGGCGCGGCTTCATGAATAAGGATATTATCATGACCCTCAAAGAATTGCGGGAGCACCTTGCCAAGCTCAAGGCTCGCGCCGCTGCCAAGCTGGCGGAAGTAAAGGACGGCATGGAGGCCGATGCGGCGCGCTCCATCGAGGATGAACACAAGGGCATCCTCAAGGAAATCGGCGACACGGAAGAAAAGATCGCCAAGCGCGAAGCCGAACTCGAAGGTCTCGACCAGCGCGCCGGCACCACGCAGCCGACTGCGCCCGCACCGGCAACCCAGACCCCAGCTGCCGGCGAAGGGCAGCGCTCTGCCGAAATTCTGGCGCTTGGTCGACAGGCTGGTATGGCTGATGATGCGATCTCCGAGGCGCTGCGCAACGGTTCCAGCGTCGCGGATTTCCGGGTTCGCGCTTTCGAGCACCTCGCGGCTCGGTCTTCCGCAACGTCCACGAGCCCGGCACGAGTTATCGTCGACGAGCGGGAAACCCGCCGTTCCGCCATGACCGAAGCCCTTGCCTATCGCATGGGCGTTCCTGTTCCGCAGGCGGGCCCCAGCGAAGCGGCTCGCGGTTACATGTCTCGCGGACTGATCGACATCGCTGCCGAATGCGTCGGCTACCGTGGTGGTCTGATGCTGAATGCCCGCCAAGTCGACGAGATCTACACGCGTGCATCGCACACGACGTCGGACTTTCCGGCAATCTTCGAAGGTTCGGTCAATCGCACCCTCGAAGCGCGTTACGCTCTGGCACAGCCGACCTATCGCCGGATCTCGCGCCAGCGGAATTTCCGCGACTTCCGCCCGCACACCTCGGTCAAACTCGGCGACTTCCCGATGCTGAAAAAGGTCGCTGAAGACGGCGAGATCAAGTACGGCACCTTCTCCGAAGGCAAGGAACAGATCTCGGTATTCAGCTATGCGATCGCCCTGCGCATCACGCGGCAGATGCTGATCAACGACGATCTCGGCGCGATCTCGGAACTGCTCGGCAGCTACGGTTCGACGGTCGCTCTGTTCGAGGAAACGACCTTCTACGCCAGTGCCTTCAACGGAAAGCTCGCTGATGGCAAGGACGTGTTCCATGCCGACCATGCCAATCTGGCCGGCACGGCAGCCGCGATCACCGTCGACTCGGTCGCCCTGGGTCGCGCGGCTATGTCGAAGCAGAAGTCGCTCGACAAAAATCCGCTGCTGGAAAATCGCGCGCGCCTCCTTCTCGTCGGTCCCGACAAGATCACGGAGGCGGAAAAGCTGGTGGCATCGATCACGCCTGCAACGGCCTCCAACGTCAATATCTTCTCCGGACGCCTGGAGCCGGTCGAGACGGCGCAGATCGAAGGCACCGCCTGGCACATGTTCGCTGATCCTGCCTCCGGCATCTCGAATTACCGCTGGGGTTACCTCGACGGATACGAGGCGCCGCGTGTGCGGTTCGACGAGCCGTTCGGACAGCAGGGCTTCGCCATGTCTGTCGAACACGACTTCGGTTGCGGCGCTACCGACTTCCGCGGCGGCTACAAGAACGCCGGGCAGTAAAGCCCGGTCACTCTCCATCGGAGCCTCTTTGAGGCCCTCCTGAAATCAAGAGGATGTGGACTATGAAAAACTTCATTCAGCCTGGGGATGCGATCGATATCCCCGCGCCGGCCGGTGGTGTCGTTTCAGGCAACGCCGTCGTCGTTGGCTCTCTCGTTGGCGTGGCTTCGTCCACGGCTGCCGATGGCGTGACCTTCGCGCTTCAGACAAGCGGCGTTTTCCGAATGCCCAAGACTTCCGCGCTGGCGATCGCAATCGGCGACAAGGTCTATTGGGATGCCACCAACAAGGTGGTGAACAAGACCGCTTCGGGCAACACGCTTCTCGGTATCGCCGTCGAAGCCGCCGCGAACCCGTCCGATTTTGTAGCTGTTAAGCTCGGCGCGACGACCGTCTGACGATGGGCAACGTGTTTGATCGGCTGGCGGCGGTGAGCCGCCAGACCGTCGAGCGGGTGCATGGCAAGGCGGTCACGGTCTATCCGGTCGGGGGTGGCAGCGTGAATGCCGCGCCGGCCGTGGCGCTTGCGGATCCGGTGGCATGGGACACGTCGGCTGTGTTCTTTGAGAACACGATGATGGAATCCGAACGCCGAGCGCAGCCCTCGGGTGACGGGCGGCGGATCATGCATCGCGCGCTGCAGGTTCAAGCTTCCATTCGTCTCGTCGATGGCCGGCCGTTGAAAGCCGGTTTTCTCATGCGTCGTCATGAAGATGATGCGTGGTATTCGATTTCGAGTTTTGACCCTGATGGTCTTGGGACCGTGCTTGCAGTGGTGGCCTTAGCCAAGCCGCTGATCGTGGTCGACGAGGAGCCTTGACATGCTGGCACCTGAAGCGCTGCGGCTTCTCATTGTCGAAATCCTCTGCCCGACAGCCGCGATCGCGGGGACCGAAGCGTTTCCAACTGTGGCGGGAAAGCTGGTATATGACAGCCGCGAGATCCCGGTGCAGGACATAAACCGGGATCGGGACTTTACACCGGTCATTGCGGTTCATGGCAATGATGCCCGGATTACCTCGCGCGGCGAGATGACGGATTTTTCCGATGTCGAACAGCAGGCGGTGATCGACATCGTCGTGGAATTGGCTGTGGTCGCGGAAGATGATCAGGGTGAATTTGCCGACGCCATGGCCGGCACTGATCCGACCGCTCGTCTCGTGCTGGCCGCTCTTTGCTCGCGCATTCGCTACCTTCTGGAATTCAGCGAGAAGGGCGCGGCCTGGCGCCGGCTGGTGCGGCGGGTGGTCAATCTTGAAGAGATGCCTTTTTCTGTGCCGGATCTCGGTCTGCGTTTCCAGCGCATGACGCTGCGCTATACGATCGAGATCGCTCCAGACACCTATTGCGAGGATGGCGGATTGCCCGAACCCATTCGCAGTGTCGCAGCTGCATTGCCAGACGGCAGTTATGCTAAGCGCAAGCTGCAGCAGCTCGGCTCCTATTTCCTGGCGGAGAGCCCGGAGGCGCTGCAGGAGATTGCCGGGACCGTGCATGTTACCGACAGTGTAGACGTGAGGGCCGGGGTCTCCAGCCTTTCCTCCTGATTTTTCCATCCATCATTTTTGCGGAGGCATTGATGTCGACGAAATACGTGGCGGCGCCCGGCCGCACGATCCCTGGCGGCTGGCCCGCAGACGGTCGGGTGATCGACGAACTTTCCCAGTTTCACCGCCGGATGGTCAAGGACGGCGATCTCGTAGCCGCCAAGCCGGCCAAACAACCGGCCAAACAAAAGGATGACGCCAATGACAACTAACATTCCGAGCGGCGTTGTCGCGCCCCTGCTGGCTTTCGATGTCGAAAGCGG